ATTAAGTTCTTTATATCGTAGAGCATCTAAGACTTGATTTACATGTCCAGGATTTTCTGCATTCATGGCTATTGTAGTAGTAACACTTTTCGCAGCGTTAGATTTCTTATATATACTAGGAGTTATCATATATAACTTATCATCTGGCAACGGGGTTTCACTCTCTTTTGCTTCCTCTCTTAAGGCAGCTGTAGCTTTTACTCTTCTGTTCCATAGATCAACTCCATCATAACCTAACCACTTAGCTCTCTGCATAAATGCATATGTTGGACCTGTACCTAATGCTAATCCAGTTGCTATTTGTAATTGTTCATCTCGATCCCAGTACTGTGGGGAAACTGCAGCAGCTGTCCTATTTTTTAATATTTTTTGTCTTAGTAAAAGAGCATCTTTTTGCTGTGCTGAAGTAATTGCTTCTGCAAATTCGCCTGAAGCATAACCATTTTTTTTATCGTCTATCTTAGCTTGGATATCTTTAATTACAGTACTTAATATTCTAGCTTTTCTCTGACTAACTGATTCGTTATCTTTTGCAGGTACTGTTCTATCATATTCTTTAAAAAGTCTTTGGAAATCTTTTAGGGCCAGCATATATATCTGACCACCACTAGCTTCATTCTTTGTTTTTAATACTGCATCCTTATTTATCATATCTTTTACTAGATTATATTGAACTAGCACTTCTTCTCTACTTAAACCTGTACCACCATACTCTTTTCTATGCTCTAGTGCTTCTCTTCTTAATGCAGCATCCCTTACTAATGCTAAATCGGAGTCATCGATAGCCTGACGAAGATCAATTTGCCGTCGTATATTTTGTTCAGCTTGGAAGGCTTCGTATACTTCATCAGTACCTAACTTACCTAGATTATTGAATACTTCATGGAAAGGAGAAATCCTATATTTTTTTGATATTCTTTTGATATCTTCATATATCTGTGATTCAGTTATTTGCTTGTCCTTATTCTTAGGATCAAGATACATTTTAACTCTCGCTTCTACGTCTGTTCTGGCCAGTCCTACAGCTTTTGCAAATGCTGCACTGTTTTCTTTTGCTGCTAATCTTGAATATTTATTAACTAACCTACCATATCTACCTTTATCTAATTCTTCTAAATTAGTTTTTCCATAGGTTCCATTTTGTTTCCTTGTACCTTTCTTATCGAAATCTTGCTTTATGAGATCTAAGATTTCAACAGCAGTCATCTCACCATTTTGATATCCCCAGTCCAAATAGGCTTCAAGGTCACCTAATGTTTCAGTAAGATCTACCTTTTCTCCAGGATTAGCAGAAGATCGTATTGTTAGAATACCATTTTCAGGATTAAACAAAACGTTCATCCCTTCATTGGCATCAGCAGCTCTGATCCTATCAGACCAACTCTCATATTTAGTAGTTGTATTAGATCTAATTAGCTGTTGTATTCTTAAACTTTCCTGAGCATTAGTTTGAACGTTTAACTTATCTACTAACTTTGGAAATACTTCTTGTATAAAGTGTCGTTTACCTATAGTTCGTAAATGATTAGGATAAGCTGATAGATAATCAGCCACCATCTGTCTTTTATAAATAGGGATCCAAGCGGAGTATTCAGAACTATTCAATATATCCATATAAGACAAACCACCTTTTGGTATATCTGTTAAACCTTCGACAGGATCAAACCTGTATTTAACATTCATAAATTGGTTAATCTGCAGAGGACTGAAACGGTCTATCAACTCTATTCCACCTGCGTCTCCTTTTCGTAGTTTAATATCAGCTTTAGTAGGATTAACTATTTGTAATAAGTCGAGAGGACTTGTTTCTAGTGCCTCAGTTTCTGCTTCTGTAAGCTCTTCTCCATTATCTTTTTTAATTTGAGCCTTTTCTCTAAGCTCTATAAAATCTTCTACTCTTTTCCTATGTATCTCAATTTCCCTATCTAAATTCTCTCTAACCTCATCTTGAGGTATATCTACACCTCTATACTTACCATGAGTATAAACAGTTGGTACTTTTATCTTACTTTCATCTATGTTAGGCGTACTAGGATCATCTTCTATAGAGTAGCTAGGACCAGATCTTACTGTAGCACCAGGGTCACTGTAATCATCATATAGATCCCTCATCTCTTTATTATCATCCATCCATCTCTTGATGGGTTTAGCACCTTTTATGATGTTTCCTATCTGTCTATACTTCCAATCTTTAACATTTTGATGGTGTTCTGCTAATGTAGTGGCTCTATTTGCAGCTTCTTTACCATCCTGTATCTCTAAATCAATAGCAGCGTTAGCTAGTGCTACAGGATCATTTTCGTCTTCAAGTTCTAAAAAATTAGTTTCTGCAATAGAAGGTAGCTCATCATTATAGAGAGCTAACATTTTACTGAAGGCAGATGTTTGTTTTGTTGCCATTACACTACCTCCATGTTAACATCAATCTTGTTATAATAGACACCTAAGTATCCATTACGCATTACATCAACAGCCATAGGATTAATTTTAATTACATCTTGTGCTATTACACCACGGTATCTTGTATTAGGTGTGGAAGTATAATTCCATTCATAAATAGTATGTCCTTGTGGAGACTCACCTACTACTTCTATATTCTCTTTTAATCTAATATCACTAGGTTTTACAAATAGAGAAGCGATAGAAAGACCAGTACTTAAAGCACCCATAATTTGCCCACCAGTATCTTTACCAGGCATATATACAGGAGCTCCAAACTTAGGTAATGTAGAAGCCTTACCCCATTCTTTGTCAAGTAGTGCAGTTGTTTTCCTTTTAACTCCTTCTTGTAGAATAGCTTCGCCTATACCTGCAGCTTGCATAGCTGAGAATGATAACTTATGTTTTTGAGAAAGTAGAGAGTTAAATGTATTTTTACCAGCCCTATTAGAGCTACCACCTTCATTGACAAATCTTTTGGCTAAGAATTCTTTTTCTAAACTCTCACCACCTTTAAGCATTCTACCACGCTTTATTCCAATACTTGACAGCGTTATTTTTGTATTCGTATATTTTTTGTTTATGCTGGATTTTGGCTTGCTGTCTAGCCCCAGCATTAGGATCTGCACACACGGCAAAATTCGATAAAGGGCAATTGATTAGGGCCGAAAGAAATTTTCCGCAAAAATTTAAACCCTAAGTGTTTGAGTAGTTTCAAGTGGACTTTATTTCTAGCATCCACGACATTATGTAATAAAGGTTCTTTGCTACTCTTTAAATAACCTTTAGCTGTTTTAACAAATGTAATAGGATACTTATGGATTACGGGTGTACATAACATCCATATTAAACCTCCTTCACCTATCCCACCCATACCAGCAATCCTGCTGTTAGGCATCGTGAAATACACCGTAGATGACTCCTGAGCTGCATATTTAGCATATTCTATGGGATCGTACCCATGGCCTTCTTGAAGCTCTCTGAGGTCATCTGGACGTAAGTTAGAGGCCACCTCAATAGCAGCCTCCAATGTAATAGGGTGAATGTATTTAGACACGTTGATAGAACTTAGGTGAATAATCCCCCTCCCATGACATTGAATACAATGCAGCTGGAGCAGGATGAGTTGATTCTAATATTAAATCTACATTAGAATTCTTCTCATATATGGGTATAGCTTTAACTTCTTCAGTCAAATAAGGTGCATCAGAGACATTATATTCATCTGATATACTAGACTCATGTATATTATTATAGTCTGTTTTACCTTTTCGTTTCAGTATAGTCTTATATAATCCTATATCACCAAAGCTTAATTTGGCTCTATGTAATATTAAGGAAGAATTTACATCAGCACTTATTTGCTGACCTTGTGGTTGTAGTTTATAAAATCTAGGGAACTCTACTTTATAAGTATATAAGTAACCTATGTAATAAGTATCAGTCCATTTACCAGGAACTGTGAAGTCATCACCAGCTGTAACAGTAGGAGCTGCGTATCTACCTACTCTAGTTAAAGTACCATTCGTATCAACTATAACTAACGTACCATTAGTACCTGTTACAGTATCTATCCAATCTGATTGGTTAGTAAATGTAGTGATATTTGTAGTTGAGTTATAACTACCACTACCAACAGTAGTCCAGTTATCTATATTAATTACAAATTCATCACTATTCTGTGTTATAGTTAGGTCATCATTCTGTACTATATTTAGTTTCTGTAAGAAGTTATCTTCATCTAGCATATAGTATTCATCATTAACAATGAAATGATACCTAACAGACTTATTAAACTTCCATTTAAACCAAGCAGCTTGTTTTCTTTCTTCTCCTACAATCAGATATTTATATCCGTATACTATATCTGTACCAGTTTTACCAAATAGTACTAATGAATTCTCTCTTGAATTAGTTATAAGATCTATATCTTTAGGTAATAAACTAGGTACAAGCTTAGTAGACTCCATAACTGTAGGATCTCCTTCTCTAACTATATTAGCAGTTTCCATGAATCTACTGAATTTACCAGAGTTATCAATCCAAGCTGTCAGTAATCCTAAATTAATAGGAGGTATAGTTTTATTATAGTTGAAGCTAGCTACACTTCTAAGTTTAGCAGTATCAGGATTCATTACTTCAGCATCAGTTGATAGTAAGAATTGTTGGTTAGTACTGAAACATAGTAATCCTGTGTTAACTTCAATACCATCAAATAAATCTGAAGGGAATATAGAACTACAGGATATGTCAATAGGATCAATAGCACTAACAGCTAAAGCTGAATCAGACCAGAAATTAGGTTCATCTAAAGTACCTGGTCTACATGTTGTTACATTTTCTCCAGATAGAAATGCTAATCTGTTACGGAAGAATAAAACTTTATTTATTTTCTTATTACCTGTAGCGAAAGTAGGTATTGGATTAGTAGTATTATCTCCTACATCTCTACTAGGCCAAGTAATTTCTGAAACTAAGAAGTCACCATCTGCTTGTCTAACTAGTTTATGAGGCATAGTAGTAGCATTGAAGTCTTTAACTATACCAGGAGCTGCACACTCTACCCAACTACCAGGACCATCTTTATCATTTTCTCCTTCAAATTTTAGATAGTAATCATCTTCATCTGACATACGAGCATTAGCTACTTTAACTATATAACCATGCTTGCATTGTGTAGGTAATTCTGTTACATCATTTATCTCACTTTGCATTACTCTCATCAGATCTTTTTCTACTACCTCTACGTTAAAGGCACTGCTCTTAGTTAAATATAATCCAGTACCAATAACCTTAACAGTTATACCAGTACCACCTAATTCAGATGTAATACCACCTAATATAGTATCACTTGTTACTGCTGTATCAGCATTGAATGGTGTAGGTTCAGGTCTTACTGCTTTGATATTAGCTTTAACAGCTACTGTCTCTACTTTCTCTATATTGATTGTATAGTTAATGCTTGGTCTAATGCTACAGCACTTACGTTACCTGTAGACCAGTATTCACCACCATGAAGTAAATCTGCTTTCCTACTGTATGTACATCTGTATGAGTTACTGTCTGCATTTATTGTAGACTGTTGTCCTAATACAGTTACACGGAATATAAGATTTTTACCACTACCTTGATCTACCTTGAAAACTTGTGTACCTATACCTGGGCAGTTACCAGTACCATCTGTTTCATCTAGATCATCACTAGCTATTTTTATTCTAGTAGCTCTACTGATATTAGTTGTTGTATCGTTGTCATATACATTTAACGAATACTGTCTACCGTTCTCTGTTCTCAGTAGATCTACATAAGCAAAGTGTGCATCAGGTCTAGCTGTAGTAGTACCAGTAGTAGATACCTCTTTACTTCTATTAACTAAGAATGTAGTATCATTGATAGTAAGAGCTTGTATATCTTCTGTATTTGAAGTAGATAGATAACTAGAAATTGAAGTGTGCGCACCAGTACTAGAATTATATTGTGCATCATCTGTAGCATACCATACATTTTTTTCTGTACCATCATTACACTTCCACATTCTTATCTTACCATTCGAATCTACTTGTCCTATATATGCTCCTTCTGATTCATCACGGTAGTAATGGAACCAAGAACCACCACTAGGGATAGCAGATGTACTGTACTTATTAGTAGCTAAGGCTGCACTACCTATTCTCTTTGTACCTGGTCTTTTGTAGAGTCCCCATGTAACATCAGGTATCGCATTCTCTACATTTTTTACTTGACCAGGTAATTTTAATTGATCGGGTTGTTCCGATATACCTCCATCATACCGAGGTATAGTTTGCGTGATTCCTGCCATTATCTTCTAAGGTTTCTCCAAGGTTGATATGTTGTATGTACACTGTCTTCAGGGAATCCAAACATAGAATGATTTCCTTGATTACATTCATACTCTACACAAGTAGCTCTAGCTAAAGCCTCTTGAGTTGCTAGTAATTGAGCTAACTGTGGATTACCTACCATCTGTGTAGCTGCTCTGGATGATGCTTTGTATATTATATATCTTTTAAATACAGAAGGTAAGTCTGCAAAGGAAAATAATCTAACTACATCTAAGTGTATAGATTCTACATCAGTCCAAAGAAATGTATGATCATATTTATCATATAAGAATCCATCTCTTTTTACTACGTCATATTCTCTTCTTTCCCAACCATCTGTTACATCTATTCTTAATATATCTGAACCTATTTCTATTTTATTTGTTGTTGAATCAGGTGTATATTCTACATGCTTTTCTGTGTTGAAGTGCCAGCCTTCATTCTGTACGTCAACATTAGCATCTCTTAGTAGATTATATATAAATGCTATCTCTGGGTTTTCATATGTGTTAACTACTTCATCTGTTGAACTGGCATCAGTTGTAAGTGATCCTAAAGTAGTTACTGGTGATTGACCAATAGCTCCCAAGATAGCATTTACAGCGGAGAGTTCGGTCTCGGTATCAATTGTCGTGGAAGCCATAAA